TCCCGCTCCTCGCTGCGAGGACGGCCGCAACTGGAGAACAGACCATGCTGACGAAAGAGCAAGCATTGGCCGCCCTGCGAACGCTGCAGTCGAGCGAGGCGACCGACGAAGAGAGGCGCGCTGCGATCAAGGAGCTCGAGGGCTACATCGAGGCCGTCGAGGAGCCGGTCGAGGACGACGTGGAGCCGGTCGTCACCGACGCCGAAGACGGCGAGCAGGTCGAGCACGCCGCGAGCGCCGAGGACGAAGGCGAGGAGACGCACGCGCGCGCGCAGACGGCGGAATCACCCGCGAAGCCGCAGAAGAAGATCCGCGCGGCCGACACCGCATCGATCAAGCTCGCGCGCGAGGTCGCGCGTCTACACTCGGTGACCGAGCAACTCCAGCGCGAGCGCCTGATCGAGAAGCGAACCGACCTCCCGCCGTCACTGCGGCAGTGGTGCATGACGCAACCGATCGGCGTCGTGAAGTCCTTCCTCGCGAGCCATCCGCGCACGCACGCGCAGCGGAACACGACGCCGACGCGTGGCCAGTCGACCCCGGCGGGTCTCGAGGGCCGCGACCGCGAGGAGATGGATCGCGCGATGGGCGTGACCATGCACTCGCATACCGGGCCGCGCCGCGCTCAAGACGGATCGCTGATCCTCCCGGTCGTGCGGCCGAGTGACCTCCGCGCGCAGGCGCAGAAAGGCAAGGACTGATCATGGCGGCAGCAACGCGAGAGCGCATCGGTGCAAACCGCACCGTCAAGCGCGACGTTCGGCCCCTCGCGGCGAACGTGAAGGTTTTCAAGGGCACGTTCGCCGCCTGCTACGCGAGCGGCTTCTACGGGCCCGTGACGGGCGCGGCGACCGAGGTCGTCGTCGGCCGCTGGTATCAGACCGTCGACAACACGGGCGGCGCGAACGGCGCGGCCCACGCGGACCTCAGCTACATGCGCGAGCGCGAGCTCAGTCTCGCCGCGAACGACAGCGGGACGGCGGTCACCGTCGCCGACCGCGAACGCCTCATCTACATGCTCGACGATCAGACCGTCACCGGCAACACGGGCAAGGCGCCGGCGGGCGTTTGCTACGACGTGACGGCCGAAGGCGTGTGGTTCGAGCCCGGGGTCGCGCCTCTCTCTGCACCGACTGGAGGTGAGTGACCATGAAGATCACTCCGGCATGGGTCCAAACGTTTGAGACCAACATCCAGACGCTCGTCTCGAACGTCTGGGCGCGCCGCGCGAGCATGCTCGTGTGGGACAAGCTCATGTCCGTCCGTCAGTCGACGGCGGGCGCGGAGCTGTATTTTTGGCTGCTCGAGACCGCGCGCATCCGCAAAGAAGGCCAGGGCGGGAACAAGCGTTGGGAAGAGATCGGCGCCGCGAGCTTCGAGATCGTCAACGAAAACTCGGGCGACGGCCTTCGGCTCACGAAGAACGAGATCGAGGACAACCAACTCGGCCCCGACCGCGGCCTCGTGCGCGGTATGCCGGTCCTCGACTACGCCGCAAGCTGGGCGCGTCAGGTCGGCGCGAGCGCCGCGTATTGGCCCCAAGAGCAGATGTTCGAGCTGCTCCGCTTGGGCGAAACGAAGAAGGCCTACGACGGCAAGAACTTCTTCGCGACCGATCACCCGGTAAACCCGTTCAGCAACGCGACGGGCGACTTCGCGAACCTGCTCACGGGCGCGGCGAGCGGCGACTACCCGGGCGCGCTGCCGATCCACGGAACGGACCTCGACGCCGCGGCGGCGAACCTCGCGAAGGCGTTCGCGTACGTCGGGACGATCCGCGCGCCGGACGGCAAGTCGCGGAACCTCCGCGTCAAGTACGTGCTCGTCGGGCCCGCGCTGCAGTACCGCATCATGCAGCTCCTCGGAACGAAGTTCCTGACGATGGCGGGGATCGAGAACGTCCTCACGAACTACGGCGTCGAGCCGATCGTCGCGACCGAGCTCACCGACGAACCGAACAGCTACTACCTCGCCGTCGAATCGATGCCCGAGGAAGGCGGCGCGCTGATATTCCAGGATCGCGAGCCGTACACGCTCACGAGCTACACGACCGAGAGCGAATCGGAGCTGCAGCGAAAGACAGAGTTCGAGTGGATGTTCGGCGGCCGCAACGCGGTCTCGTTCGGACACCCCTACTTGATCTTCAAGGTCAAGCCGTAAGGCGCGCGCGATGGCGTACCTCGACATCGCAAATCTGAAGCTCTTCTCGAGCATGCCGGACGAAGACATTGATCTTCTGCCGGTGGAGTTCGTGCTGCAGCGTCTGAACGTTCGCAGCAGCGAGATCGATGCACGCCTTCGCAAGCGCTACAAGGTCCCGTTCGAGCACCCGGTCCCGGACATCGTTCGCGGCTGGCTCGCGGACCTCGTCACGGTGGACATGTACCAACGGCGGGGCGTGAACCCCGCCGACGACACGTTCCAAGCGGCGCGTGACGCGGCGAACCAGGCCCGCGAGCAGATGCGCGAAAGCGCTGACGCTCGCGAGGGGCTCTACGATCTACCGCTCCGTCACGACCTCGCCGAGAGCGGGATCGCGGGCGCCGGCGGACCGCTCTCGTACTCCGAGCAAAGTCCGTACGACTGGGCCGACCGCCAGCGGGAGAACATCCGTGGACGCTGACGTCGACGAGCTCCGCGCGATCGCCGAGCGCCTCCGGGCGATCGACGAGGTCGGTTTCGACATCGCCGCCGATGCCGCGCCGGAGCTCGAGAAGGCGGCGCGCGCCTCGGCGGCCGCGGGCGGAACGCCCGAGGGCCAGGCGTGGAAGCCGACGCGCTCGGGCGACGCGCCGCTGAAAAACGCCGCGGGCGCGATCACCGCGATCGTGAGCGGGACGAACGAGGCCGTGATCACGCTCGTGCTGCGCGGCCATCACGTGTTCCACCACTACGGGAGCAAGGCGCGCAAGCTCCCGAAGCGCGAGATCTTTCCGAAGGCGGACGAGTTCCCGAAGGCGTGGCGAGAGGTGATCGCTAAGGCCGCGCGCGAGCGCGTGCAGAAAACCATGAGGGGCGCGTGACGGTCCAGATCCTCTCCGGCCTCGACGCGCTCGTGACGGGCATGCGGAGCTACCTCCAGGCGCACGAGGTGACGGCGGTCGTCGCCGTCGGGTTCCGCGAGCGGGCGAAGCAGGTCGGGCAAGGCCCCGGCCGCGCGAACCGCATCGTGCTCATCCCCGGCGACACCTCCGGCCGCGGCGGGCGCCTCGTGCCGGTGCGTGGCGCCGGTCCCCGCGACGTCATGCGAGGGGACGAACGCGTCGCAACGGTGCGATCGATCGCCGACTGGGACCGCATGCTTACGCTCTCGTGCTGGGCCTACGACGGCGCGAAGGCGGGCGAAGAGCTCGCGCAGATCATCGCGTGCGAATCGCTGTTCGAGTGGTCCAAGCGCGCGATCGACAGCGTCGGGCTCGCCAACATCTCATGGGGCGAGGTCCGCTGGACCGTTCCGAAAGAGCGCGCGTTCGGCCAAGAGCTTCTCGCCGCGCTCACGTTCCGACACCCGATTTACGACGTGCCCGAGGAGGTCGCTTACCCGGGCCTCGTCGTCCACAAGCCCGAGACGGGCCCGTGAGGAGGATTCGATGATTCCGAGCGTCAGCATCACGAAGAGCGACGGCAACACCGGGGTCGTGCGCCCTGGCCCCGATGGCGTGCTCGCGATCATCGCGGCGAGCCCGACTGGCGTGCAGAACGTCGCCGTAACGGCGTCGAGCACGAAGATCGCGCAAGACGAGTTCGGGAGCGGCCCGCTCGTCGAGCTCGCCGCGTACACGATGGCGGTGAGCAAGCGCCCGACGCTCCTCGTTCGCGGCACGGGTTCGGTCGTCGGGACGTACGGGACGATCACGAAGACGGGCGCGGGAACCGCGAACTTCACCGCCGGTGGGACGGCCCCGCGCGACGACTACGACGTCTATGTCGAGTTCGTGACGGGCGGCACGGTCGGAACGGCCGGGATCACGTACCGCTACAGTCTCGGCGGCGCGAACGGCCCGATGAGCGGCATCATCGCGCTCGGCACCGCGAACAGCATCGTGATCCCAAACTCCGGGGTCACCCTCGCGATCGGTGCGGGCACCATTGCCGCCGGCACGACGGTCACGCTCCGCACGAACCGCCCGCGCATGAACGACGCGGACCTCACCGCCGCGCTCGAGGCCCTGCGCGTCACGAGCGCCCCGTGGGAAGCGGTCGTGATCGACGCCGACGCCACGGCGGCGACGGTCTCGCTCGTCGATCAGTGGATTCGCAATCTCGCGGCGGCGGGCCGCTTCAAGACGTCATTTCTGACGGCCGCGCCGAAGGGCACCGCGACGGCAACGCAGTACCGTGACACGCTCGCCGCAACGTTCGCGGAGGCCTCGAGCCTCGACGTGGTCGTCGCCGCCGACCTCGCAGACGTCACGTCATCGATCAGCGGCATCGTGCAGCCGCGGCCGTGGGGCGCGCTCATCGCGGCGCGCGCGATGGCCACGCCCCTCGGGACGGACCTCGCCTACGTCGCGCTCGGGCCCGTCGTCGGCGCGGGGATCAAGGACGCTCGAGGAAACCCCAAGTACCACGACGAGGACCGCTACCCCGGCCTCGACGCGCTTCGCCTCGCGACGGCGCGATCGTTCCCGACGCGCAACGGCGTGTTCCCGACGAACGTCCCGATGCTCTCGCCGGTCGGGTCGGACTACGTGTATCTCCAGCACGCGCGCGTCATCAACCGCGGCGCCGAGATCGCCTACGAGGTCCTCGAGGGGCAGCTCTCGCGCGGCGTCCGCAAAAACCCGCAGCCCGGCCCGGGCGGCGAACGCTACATCTCCGAGAGTGACGCCATGCTCCTCGAGCAGCTCGTGAACGCCGAGCTCTCGCGGCAGCTCGTGCGGCCCGGCTTCGTGGACGACATGCAACTGCTCGTCTCGCGCACCGACGACATTCGCTCGAATCAGGGCGCCGTCATCAACGCGGAGCTTCAGTGCGTGTCGCTCGCGTACGTGAAGAAGTTCCAGGTCACCGCGAAGTTCGTGACCGAGATCGGCTGAAGGGAGCAACGCCATGCCGGATGATTTCGTTCGCTGGAACAACAAGATCGTGTCCGCGAAGTCGTGCTCCTTCACGCTCGCGGGCGTGCCGTTCGTCGGGATCACCGCGCTCGACTACGAGGAGAAGCTCGAGAAGAAGATCGTGCACGCGGCGAACCGCAGTGGCGCGCCGCTCGGAACGACCGCGGGCAAGTACGAAGCGTCAGCGTCGTTCACGATGCTGCACGACGTCTTCCACAAGAAGTTCCTGCCGCTCATGGCCGGGATGTCGACGGCTCTCGGCTTTGCACCGGGGTCGTGGGGCGCCGCGCCGCCGTGGCCCCTCATCGCGCAGTACAAGGAAGGCCCCATCCCGCCCGACGTGGTCACGATCACCGGCTGCGAGATCACGGGCGCAAAGGACACCTACCAGGAAGGCGTCGACGAGCTCGTCGTCGAGGTCTCTCTCGTCGCGATGACGATCGTGCGCACGACCGTCTTTACCGGGCCCGTCACGCTCTACGACCGCACGAGGGATCTGCTGTGAGCACCGAAACCGAATCGCTCGAGGAAAAGCGCTCGCGTCTTCGCGCCGAGGCGAAAAAGCGCGAGGAGGCGCAGAAGGCGAAGGCGCTCGAGAACGAGGTCGCGCTCCTCGAGCTCATCGACAAATACGAACGGGAGATCGGCCCCCGCGGACAGTCGTGGGACGTCGTCGACGCCACTCGGTGGGGCGAAGGCTTCTTCGTCGTGAGGCTCGGCGCGGGGATCAATTTTCAGACGTACGCCGACTCCAAGATGGGGCCCGCCGACAAGCACGACTTCATCTGCCCGTGCCTCGTGCACCCCGACGTCGAGACGTACCGTGCAGCGCGCGCGCGTCGCCCCGCGATCGACTTCGAGATCTCCAACGTCCTCGCAGTGCTCTACGGGGTGAAGCTCAAAGACGACGAGGGAAAATAGACGCGCTCGTGCGCGAGGCTCACCGAAGCCCACGCACGGGCGGGCGCTGCCTGATGTCGCTCTTTCGGCCGGAGGTGGGGAGCGACGCGGAGCGGCTCAGAGCAACGGCGGGAGCGCGCCTCCTCGCCGAGGCGATCGCGGATTTGCGGAGGGTGAATCGTGGCGAGTGAGCCCGAAGTTCGGCTGCCGGTATCGGTGCCCGTCGAGACGAACGCCGCCGACGAGGCGCGCTCGGTCGACGCGCTCGCGGACAGCGTTATTCGGAGCCAAGATCGGATCCGCGAGCTCATTCAGCAGAAGCGCCTCCTCATCGGCAAGACCGACGAGGTGAAGCGCGCGCGCGACGAGCTCACCGCCGCGATCGCGAAGGAGCGGCAGGCGATCAGCACGAACGCACTCGCCGCGATGAAAGAGGGGCAGAACCTCGCGAAGCTCGCCGAGGAGAAGCGACGCGGCGTCAAGGCATCGAACGAAGCGGCAGACGCCGCCAAGAAAGAGGCCGCCGCACGCGCCGCGGCGGACCGCGCCATTAGCGAAGCCCACGCGGCGCGCATGAAGGGGCTCTCCTCGGTCGTCGCCGGGGTCGGCGGCCCCGCGCAGGCGCTCCGCGTGCGGCTCGACGCCGTCCGCAACGCGCTCGGCGGAGTGCGGGGCGGGAGCGATCTCGCCAAGCTCGCCGTCGTCGGGATGACGGCTGCGGTCGCTGCGCTCGCCGTCGCCGCCGCGGCGGGGGCGGCCGCGCTCGCCGGCATGTTCGCGCGGTGGGCGTTTGCGGGTGCGAACGCCGCGCGCACCGCAGGCCTCGTGCGCGAGGCCGTCATGGGGAGCGCCGAGCAGTCGCGCGCGCTCGGCTCGCAGCTCGACGCGCTCACGCGCAAGACCTCGCTCTCCGCCGACAAGCTCCAGGACATGGGCGTGTCGCTCGCGCGAACGCGGCTCGGCGGGCAGACGTACGTCGACACGCTCAACGCGATGGCGCAAGCGACCGACGCGCTCGGCGACGACGCGGGGGCCAAGATCCGCGGGATCGTGGAGCGCGGGCAGTACACGGGCCGGATGTCGCTCGGCTTCCGTGAGCTCGACGACACCGGCATCTCTCGCGACGACGTCGCGAGAAAGCTCGCCGGCAACCTCGGGATGGGAATCGAGGACGCGCGGCGCGAGCTCGCCATGGGGCGCGTCAAGCTCGCCGACGGCGCGAAGGCGCTCCGCGACGCGGTCGAGGAGAAGTTCGGCGGCGTCAATGCGAAGAAGATGCTCGACCTCGACGTGCAGGCCGGGCGCTTGAAGGAGAAGCTCGGCAAGCTGACGAGCGGGATCGACCTCGAGCCGATGCTGAAGGGCGTCGAGCGCATCATCAATCTGTTCGACGAGTCGACGGCGACGGGCGGCGCGATCAAGACCATGGTCACGCTCGTGGGAGACGGGCTCGCGAAGGCCGTCGGCTCGAGCGCATCGCTCGTCGAGGACCTGTTCGACGACCTGACGATCGCGGCGCTCGACCTCGGGATCGCGTTCTACAAGGCGCGAAACTACATCCGAGATTCGTTCGGCGATCAGCTCGAGGCGGTCAAGCGGCTCGTCGAGGTCGACGAGGTGATGAAGGTCGCGCGCGGCTCGGCGTACCTGTTCGTCGGCGCGGCGGGCGTCGTGGTCACGACGCTCGGCCTCGCGGGCGCCGCCGCGTGGAAGGCGAGCGAAGGGATTCGCAACTTCATCGCCGCCGTGGACGAAGGCGTTTCGGCGATCCGCAAGGGCGACTGGGTCGACCTCGGCAAGAGCGTCATCAAGGGTTTCATCCAGGGGATCGGATCGATGATCCCGGGCGTCGGTCCTGCGATGCGCGCCATCGGCGACGCCGCGGAATTCGCGCTGAAAGACAAGCTGAAGATCAAGAGCCCTTCGCGCGTGTTCGCCGAGCTCGGCGGCCACACGGCCGAGGGCTTTGCCGCGGGCGTGGAGTCGAGCGCACCGGCGGCGGCTGCAGCCACCGCGAGCATGGCGGACGCGGCGACGAGCGGCGCGAGCGGCGCGCAGGCGCCGGCCGGTCGCGCGGGCGGCGTCGTCGTGAACGTCAGCATCAACGTGGGCGGAGGCGGCGAGGGAGCTGCGCGCGCGCTCTCCGAGCCGAACATCATGCGTCAGCTCACGGACGCGATCATCGACGCGCTCACGGGCGCGGGGCTCCCGGTGGCGCCATGAGTCTGCAGGACGCCCTCCTCGGAAAGCGGTTCCCCGACGCCGACTACATCGTGCTCGATGGCGAGGTGTCACCAGGGCGCGCGGTGATCGAGGGCGCGGCGCGCGTGCGCACCTACGACATCCAGAAAGCACCGGGAGCATCTGGAGCCGTCATCCGCTACACCGGTGAGGGCCTCGCGCGCTTCAAGGTGAGGATCGACCTGTGGACGAAGGCGCACTTCGCCGAGTGGGAGAGTTTCGCGGCCGTGCTCAAGAAGCCGCCTCGCTTCGCACTCCCGATCAGGCACCCGGTCTTGAGCCTCCCACCGCTCTCGATCACCACCGTCGTCGTCGCGGACGTGTCGCAGTTCCGCCCGGACGAAAACGGCCTCTACTCGTGCACGATCGACTTCGTTGAATACCGCGAAGTCAAGCCCGCGCGCGCGACGGCGAAGGGAGCCGTTCCCACGGCGGCGCTCGCGCAGGAGGCGGCCGAGAGCGCGAAGAAACGAGAGATCCGCGAAAAGACCGCCGAGCTCCAGCGGGTGGCGGGCTCATGACGATCCTGCTGAACGGCCTGAACGTGACGCACGCGCGGCTGATTCTGCCGTGGCGCGGCGTCTGGTCGGCCGAGATCGAGTGCGAGCCGACGCCCGCGGGAACGCCCCCGAGCGGCCCCGCGGTGCTCGTCGTGAACGAGTCGCCGATGGTCGGAACCGTCGACGCGGCGCGGAGCGGCATGTTCGGCGACGCCGCACGCGTGCGCGTGCTCGGGGGCTCGGGCGGCTGGCACAAGCTGGTTCAGGCGCGGCAGTTCCACAATGATGCGGGCGTCCTCTCGACCGCCGTGTTCATGGCGACCGGCGCGGAGGTCGGCGAACGCGTCGTCGAAGCGGCCGCGCCGTCGCGCCTCGGGGTCGACTTCATGCGCGGCGCGGGCCCCGCCTCGCGCGTGCTCGACGGGCGAAACTGGTGGGTCGATCCGACGAGCGGGACGACGATCGTGGGAAACCGCCCGACGATCCCCGCCGCGCCCGACGTCACCGTCGTCTCTTGGGATCCGACGACACGCGTTGCGACGCTCTCGGCCGATCGCCTTGTGCTCCCGGGGACCATCCTCACGAGTCACATGATCGGCACCGCGATCGTGCGCGACGTCGAGCACGTGTTCTCCGGCGACGTGGGCGCGCAGATTACGGCGTGGTGCCACGAGGCGGAGGTCGCGCGCCTTCCGTCCATGCTCGCGAGCCTCGCACGCGAGGCGTGCGGCGTCGCGTACCTGAAGGTCTACCGCTACCGCATCGTCGTGCAGGGAGGCGACGGGCGGCTCACGCTGCAGGCGGTCGCGAAGGCCTCCGGCATGCCGGAGGTGATCAAGCTGGTCGACACGTGGCCAGGGATGGCGAGCGTCGCGGCCAAGTACGCGCCGGGCACCGTGTGCCTTGTCGAGTTCATCGACGGCGATCCCACACGCCCCGTCGTGCGCGGCTTCGAGCCGGGGGCGAAGACGCTCGAGGTGAGCGTCGACACGTTGCGCTTCGCGGTCGGTCTCGGCGCGCAGCCGGTCGCGAAAGCGGTGCCCGTCGTCGCGATGATCGCGGCGATTCAAGCGCAGATGACTGCCATCTCAACTGCGCTCACGACGATCGACCCCGTCATCGGTGGCCCCGCCGCAAGCGCCATCACCGCGGGCGCCGCCGTGGTTACCGCACAAACCCCGCTCGTCCCGAGCCTCAACACCTTCGTGGACTGAACCGATGGATCTGATCTGGCTCGACGACATGGATCCCTTCGGCCGCGAGCTCGACGACCCGCTCGAGGAGCTGAAACAGGACGTCTACCACCGGCTCCTCGAGCTCCCCGGGTCGAACCTCGACGACCCCGAGCGAGGCTTCGGGCTCGAAGACGCGCTCTCGGGCCGCGTGGATACGAGGCTCGCTGCGCGCATCGAAGCCGAGCTCTCGAAAGACGACGACATCGACACGTCGCGCGTGACCATGACCGAGCTCGAACGCGGCTCCTACCGCATCGAGATCGAGGTCGCCGTGTCCGATCGGATCGCGACCATCGTGCTCGAGGCAGACGCGAACGGCGTGCGGAGGGCGGCGTGATCACCATCGAAGAGCTCACGCGACCGACGACGCCCGACGAGGCCTTCGAGCAATTCCTTTCGATCGTCGAGGGGACGGGCTTGCCCGTGCGCACGTGGAAGCGGGGGCGCCCGCTCCGCGTGATCCTGCGCGTGGTCGCGACCGCCTACGCGAACTTCACGCAGACCGTCGCGGAGGCGAACAAGGCCGGGTTCCGCACGCTCGCGAAGGGTGGATGGGCGACGCTGAATGCGCGCTACGGCTACAACGTCGAGCGCATCGTCGCGACGTTCGCGACCGGCGAGCTCACGCTCTACAACTCCGGCGGCGGGCTCTTCGAGCTCGAGCCGGGCGAGCTGCGCGCGATCAACGGCGCGACGGGCAAGGCCTACACGAACACGACGGCGGTGACGCTCGGGCCTGGGGCAACGATCGCGATCCCTATCCGCGCCGTCGAGATCGGCACGCCGAGCAACGCGGCGCCGCTCGAGATCGACGAGCTCGAAACCGTGCTCCCCGGCGTCTCGTGCTCGAACCACGCGGCGGTCGTCGGGAGCGACGACGAGACGGACGAGGACCTTGCGCAACGCTCGCTCGACAAGCTCGGTACGCTCTCGCCGAGCGGCCCTCGAGGCGCGTACGCGTTCGCCGTGCGGTCGGCCACGCGGCCCGACGGCTCGCCCGTGAACATCAATCGCGTGCGGGTCTCGCCGTCCTCGAGCACGGGCACGGTGACGATCCACGTCGCGTCGCCCGCGGGCCCCCCGAACGTGGACGACGTCGCGTATGCGGCGGACTCCGTCGAGGCCCTCGCGCGGCCCGACACGGTCACGGCAACGGTGCTCGCCGCCACGCCCGTGCCCGTCGCGCGCACGCTCACGGTCTGGGCGCGCCGCACGAACGGAGTCTCGGGCGACGACATCAAGACGCTCGTCGAGGCGGCTCTCGCCCGCGAGCTCGCGGTCTACCCGATCGGGGGGATCCCGAAGCCGCCGACGCAGCTCGACGGGTATCTGTACGCGGACTTCATCGCGGGCGTCGCGAAGGCCGCGCACCCGTCGATCTACGACGTCGACGGAGCAAGCCCCGATCTGCCGCTCGCGCCGGGGCAAGTCGCGATCCTGTCGAGCTCGGTCACCGTGAGGCTCGTCGACGTATGAGCGCGCTCCGCCGCTTCCGCGACTCGTTCGTCGACTACGTCCCTTGGTGGATGCGGGATCGGCCCGAGTTCCAGGCCGCCTACAAGTTCCTCTGGGCGATGATCGCCCCTCTCGACGTGCTCCTCGACGTGCGCCTCCGCGGGATCGCGGCGGCCTACCCGGGGCTCGGCACACCGACGGCGCTCCCGTACATCGGGCAAGCGCGCGGCATCGTGCGCGGGCGTGGCGAGAGCGACGAGAGCTATGCGCAGCGTCTTCGCGAGTGGCTCGATCGCTGGCGCACGGCGGGAAGTGCGTACGCGCTCGCTCGCGAGCTGCGCGACTACCTGCAAGACGGCGGCTACCGCGTTCGCGTGATCACGCGCGGCGGCGTGATGGTCACGGTCGAAGCAGACGGCACGCTCGAAACCACGAAGACGACGTACTGGGATTGGGACTCGATCTCGAATCCCGAGCGCGCAGGGTTCTGGTCGGACCTATGGGTCATCGTCTACGGCATGCCGTGGCCCGTCACGACGTACGCCACGGTGAGCAAGGAGCACGGCCTCGGGCACCTCGTGCCGCTCCCCGAAGCCGACGCGGTGAAGGGGATCATCTCGCAGTGGAAGAGCGCGCACTCGCGCGTGCGGTGCGTGATCTGGACCGACGATCCGACGTTCTGCGATCCGGACGATCCGGACACATGGCCGGGCGGCACGTGGGGCCGATGGAGTCGCAACAACGCGGGCGATCAGGTGCGCACGCGCGACCTCGACAAGCGCTACTGGGAGCCGTGAGATGCAATATTACGAGGGCGATCCAAACAGCTTTCCCGAGACGTTTCTGATTCCGGACGACTCCGATCCGCCGCAAGCGGCGGTCGTCAACGTTGCGAACGAAGCGCTCGGCGATCGTACGGCGTGGCTGCGCGCCAACCTCCCGCGCATGAAAGCGCACACGTACACGGCCAACGGCACGTGGACGGCGCCGGAGCGATGCACGCGGGGGCTGTTGATTGGCTACGGCGGCGGTGGCGCGGGCGGTGCCGGCGTCGCGGGCAGCACACCGGACAACACGTTCGCGCCCGGAGGCGGAGGCGGCGGCGGCGCGCTCGAGGCCACGTCCGTCGTCACCGTCGTCCCAGGCGAGACGTACCAGGTGCTGATCGGCGCGGGCGGCACCGCGCCCGGCGGCGACGGGCAAGACACCGTCTTCCAAAAGCTCGGCGATCCG